TTAGCGCCTCCATCTCGGCGTGACGGGGGTGGTTTGCCTGCGCCAGCCGGATGCTGCCGGTCCAGAGCGAGGCGCCGAGGCTTGCGCTCATCACCGTGCCATCGCCAAGCCGTGTGTGTTCCTGCGGATGGGAGAGTTGAAACGTCACCTCCTCGACGCGCAGCGCCCCGAGGAACTGGGCGTGGGAGAGCGGATAGGTCAGCGCCATCAGCCCCTCCGCCGTGGGTCTTGGCTGACGCGCGCCAGCGTGCGTGGGGCGACCAGCCGATCGTATTCCTGCAGCGCACCGGAGACGCCTGCATTCACCATTTCTTCGATCTCGCGATTGCCACGCGCCCCCTCGACATTGACGGAAATCTCCAGTCGCTGCGGTCCGGCACTTTGGGTGCTGGCGGCCACTTCCCGGCGCGAAAGCACCCGCTCACCCCGCTGCAGGATGGTCGGGACTTCGTCGGGCCTGAGCCCGGCCCAGCCGCCGCTATGCATGCGCGGGGCGCCCGCAAAAGCCAACGCCGGCACCTGCCGGGAATGTCCTGAAATCCCCACCATGCCACCGGCATGCGACACGGCTGCGGTGACGGAACTTCCACCCCAGCCGCCAAAGGCGCTGGAGAGGGCGTTGGCGATGGGCCCCAGAACAGCGTTCCTGAAATGCAGCACGGCGAGATCCTCGAGGATCGAGGCCACCAGCCCTTTGAAATCGAACTTGCCGGTCCGAACAAAGTCCCGAAACGCAGTCTCCGCCCCCCGAAACGCCCCCACCAGCGTCTCGCCGAGCCCCTTGCCCCAATCCATGGCATCACGGGCGTAGGAGGCGAGCGTATCGCTGACCGCAGCCCAGCCGCTGGCGGCCACGTCGCCCGCATCACGGATCTGCTCGGCGGCGGATTGGGCCGCGGTACCGGCGCGCGCTGCCTCTGTTGCGACCTCCTCACCCGAAAACTGTTCCTCGGCCCCGGCCAGCGCCGTGCTCAGCCGATCAGCAGATGTTGCGGCGTCGTCTAGGGCTGTGGCCCCATCTTCGGCACTTCCTGTCATGGCCGCGCGCAAGGTCTGCCAGGCCGTGAGCGGGCGGGCAGCTGCGTCGGACAGCATGCGAGCCGCCTCGGCGTAACCGGCTGAGCGGCCACGGGCATCCTCGGCCAGACCGCCAAAGAGCTGTGGCGCCTGAAACGGATTGTTCTCAAACGCCCGACCATAGGCTTCGGCCGCGCGTTCACCGAGCCGCACGGCCTCTGGAACGGTCACCTGCCATTCTGACAGATCCGGTGCCGGGATGGCCCAATCGGGACGCCGCCCGCCCAAGGTGAGGACGGCATTCACCGCCTCGGTAATGCCGCCGAGGCCTGTTTCCATGGCGGATACGAGCCCGTTGATCGCCAGCGCGCCGATCCGGTCGAAGACCTCGGGCAGCGCGTTCCAGATGGCCTGAACGGCCAGGAATGTTCCCTCGAAGGTATTGACCGTGGCATTGGCCCAGCCGGTCACTGCCTCCGTGGCACTCTGGAAGCCATCGAGAATGACGGCCTGCGCTGCTGCCCAGCTACTTTCCACCCGCGCCCAGGAGGCTTGGGCGGACAAGGAAATGCGTGTCCAGACCTGAGAGGCGACGTCTTTCAAAAGCCCCATGGCAGCTCCGAAGCCACCGGCGCCTTCCACCAGACGCGAAAACCAGTAGACCAGCTCGCCCGCGCCAACGATCAGCGCGCCGATCCCGGTGCGAATGAGCGCGCCCCGCAAAAACACCAGCCCCGTGGCCAGCCCGCGTACTGAGAGGACGGCAGCCGCCATCGCCGCAACCCAGCGACCGGCGATAAAGGTCGCAAGAGTCCCGGCATAGATCGCCAGCCGGTCGAGATTGGCCAGCACCGTATCAAAGGACCGTGACAGAGGGCCTGTAGACGAGGCCAGTGCAACAAAGGCATTGGCCATCGCCTCCAATGAGGGCGCTAGCGCCACGGCCACTTTGTTGCGGATGCCGGTGAAGACCTGGCCCATGCTGACCAGGGCCAGTTCGGATCGGCGCATGGCAGCGATGGCATCGGTGTCGAGCACCGCCCCCAGGCGCTGCGCCTGTTCGCCGAGGCGGCCCATCTCGGCGCCACCGTTTGCCAGCAGCGGAATGAGCCGCGTGGCATCCGAGGCCATGGCCTCAAGGTAGAAGGTCATCTCCTGGCTGTTGACGCCGGCGCGCTCGAGGCTCGAGACATAAAGCTGCAGCGCCTCGGGGCCCGACAGCCGGGCGAACTGCTCGGCGGTAACACCCACCTGCGGCGCGATGTTCTCGAAGAAATCCGCCATCGGGCCGCCGCCCGTTTGCAGGAAATCCCCCACACGGTCGTTCACGTCCTTCAGGATATCCGCGAGCTTCTCCTGTTCGATCCCCACGGTGCTGGACGCCGCCGACCAGCGCTGGAAGACCTCCGGCGTGGCATTGGCCACCTGGGAGAGCTGGCTGATCTCATTGGCGGCCGTCACCGTGGAGCGCGTCATCGAGAGCGCGGCACCCGCCAGCGCCGTGGCTGCGGCCGTCGCGGCAATCTGAGCACAGCGGGCGAAGGCCGTGAGCCGCGCATTGGCATCACGCATCTCCCGCGACAGACGCCCGAAACCCCGTGCGCCGGCCTCGCCCACGCCCTCCAATTCGGCGCGCACCTGCCGCCCGCCCGTGGCGGACAGGCGGACGGAGACTTGTTTGGTGGCCATTGGGCTTGGTCCTTGAATCAGGGGACTAGTTGTCTTACGTTATTATTATCGATCATGGAGGCGTATGATCATGCCTGAGACAGCGACCTTGTCTGCCAAGTACCAAATCTCGATCCCGAAGGCCGTTCGGGCGGCACAGCATTGGGAGGCTGGTCTGACCTTTGCCTTCATTCCAAAGGGAACTGGTGTGCTTCTGGTCCCGGTCCCAAAACGCGATGCCCTCAAGGGCCTGGCGCGCGGCGCCGCCCCCAAAGATTATCGCGACCGCTCGGACCGGGTGTGATGATCCTCGTCGATACATCTGCCTGGATCGAATGGCTGATTGGCTCCGCCACGGGTGAAAGCCTGGTCGAGTATCTTCCTGCGCAGTCGGATTGGCTCGTGCCAACCATGGTTCAGCTTGAGCTGGCTAAATGGCTGACGCGCGAAGTTGGCGAGGACAAGGCAGATCAGGTCATCGCCTTCACCCAAGTCTGCCAGATCGTGCCGCTCGACACCGAGATTGCGCTGGCAGCGGCCGAGGCCTGCCGGGAATACAGGCTGGCCACCGCAGATGCGGTCATCTTTGCGACGGCCCGATCGCAAGGGGCGAGCGTCCTGACCTGCGACGCGCATTTTGAAGGGCTTCCCGGGGTGACGCTCATCGCAAAGCTTTCTGCCTGAGGGTCAGCCGCGTATGGCAGCCATCTCATCATTGATCTTGCGCACCATCACCGCCTCGATGGGCGGCAGCATTTCCGCGCTGGCGATGGGCGAAATCCCAAGGGCCGCGCCCAGTTGAAGTGCGGCACCCATATCCCAACCGATGACAGCTGAGCCGGACACCCGCAGCTGCCCACCGAGGCGCTGCACCAAATCCCAGACCTGCCAGCCCTCGAAAGTCTGCGGCGCGTTCAGGCTTTGCGGGCAGTCCGGGCACAACCCTTTACAGGCTTGGCAGTAGTCGCCGCCCCCGCCGAACTCCCAATCGGCAAGAGCGGTGAGGCGTTTTTTTCTGCGTCCAGGATCATGGCGCGGGCGACATATTTGGTCTGGAAGGCCTCGAAGATCGGCCAGATGTCGAGCAGCGCGTCGATGCCCTCGGGGCTCACCGGAATGGAAAAGCCGTTGTAATCGCCAACACCTTTCCAGTCCTGGATGGCGATGCGTGCGACGGCCTTGGCCATCGCGAGCGCAATGGCGTCGGTGTCGAAGCCCTCGTCGGACAGTTCCGCGTCCTCAGGAACAGCGATCTGGCCCTGCGCCTCCTTGCGTGCTGCCATCATCAGCGCCGTGGTCATCGGCGCGATAAGAATCTCGACGCCATGGCCGAGATCGAGCCATTGCGCTTCATTGGTCAGGTTCAGTCTCAGCATGGTCAATACTCCTCGCGCGCGTTTGTGAGCGTGATGGTGGACATGCGCCCCACACCCGGATCGCTGGCCGCCTGCCAGTCAAAGGTTGCCTGTACGCCCTGCGGGCCCGAAATCTCGATCCGCGGGCGCGGGAGGTAAACAGCATGAGCTGTCAGCGTCAGGCTCTCACCAGTCGTCAGCATGTAGGAAAACTCCAGCGCGCAGGCCTCGCCATTGATGGCTTGTTGGACCAGCGTCTGATCTGCGAAGCGCACAACGATATTGCCGGTGAGCGCGGCAATGGACGGGTCCGCCCCGTCGATCTTGCCATCCGCGCGAATGGTCTCGATCCGGTCGAGGTTGTTGGCATAGGTGAGGTCGGCGGAGACAACGTTACCGATGCTCGCGCCATTGCGCGTGATCGCCCCGTTGAAATGCCCGAAACGCTTTAGGGTGATGTCGGCTGGTGAGCCGACCGCGCTCATGGTGCCAACCGTTTCGCCCTGCGCTACGATGCTGGCCGTGGCTGTCAGCAGCCCCGAG